CCGAAAGGGGCCCGCACGCAGTGCACACACCGCAGGTTTAACCCTGCATAACCAGAGGAGTTCTGTTGGCCAGTGATATTGGATACACAACTCGGAGACGGAAGTACGCACCGAAGAAAATCTTCGGCACGCTCTACCGACTTCGTGACTCGGATGGTAAGAAAACTAATATCTCACCATTCGACGAAGGTACCCAGTACACTGGGACACAGACTACTGTGTCAAGGGGCAACCCATGGCCACCTAAAAAAGGTGGATTTCATGGAGCTGTGGGTGGTGATTTTACAACCACCAAGTCGTATGTCGAGAGTAAAATCCCGAAACAGCGACTGAAGGGCAAACATAACGATGCCAACCTTTATACACCTATGTATGAAGGTGGCGTTTGCACTTCCCCACTTGGAGGGGGTGCGATCAGTTGGCCCTCTGATATCAGTTCATCTGACAGTGAACTGAATGTCATTGGAGCAACTGCCGTAGCCCGCTGCAAGCCCACTAACTCAATTGCTAACGTCACCGTGTTCCTAGGTGAACTGTTACATGAGGGTTTACCTCGTGTACAGGCATCTAGGGACTGGCTGAAAGCAACAACTGCAGCACGTGCTGCAGGAGATGATTATCTCAATGCTGCTTTCGGTTGGAAGCCAATCCAGAACGATATACAAAATATCGTTCAGGCCATTGGCGCGACTGATTCTGCGCTTGCGCAGTTTCAGCGTGACAGTGGTAGGCTTGTCCGTAGACGTTATCAATTCCCAACAGAAACGTCTTCAAGCGACACGACACTTACGTTCGACTCCGGGTATGTACCCGGGTTCGGACCTGTGTCGGATTTCTTGGAGACATCTGGAACTAGAATACGCACGGTGGAGACCGAGCGTCGTAAGTGGTTCTCAGGTGCGTTTACTTATTATATGCCCGATGACCTTAAAGGATCATCGTTCATTACTAAGTTACGCGCTGAGGCCGAATTGTCATTCGGCTTAGCCCTTACGCCAGAGAACGTCTGGAATCTAGCTCCTTGGAGCTGGGCCGTTGATTGGTTTTCGAATACTGGAGACGTTCTTTCCAATATTTCGGACGCCAATCGTTATGGTCTGATTATGCCGTATGGGTATGTAATGGAACATTCCATTAATAAGCATACCTATTCCCTGAAGGGGTCCAAATTCTGGAATTCCCAACGGGGGGTGCCGTCTATTACCCTCGTTACAGAGGTTAAGAAACGACGCCAGGCTAATCCCTTTGGTTTCGGAGTGCAATGGAGTGGGTTAGACTCATTCCAACTCTCCATCCTGGCGGCTTTGGGATTGTCCCGAAGCCGTTAGGACAGTGTGTTAACTGTCCGCCAAGACGGGCCTAGAGAAGGCCCAGAAAGAGAGCGTGCCTAATGGCACTCGCCGATCCACAAACCATCACCATCTCAGGTGTGACTACGCCCCTACCTCGTGTTGATACGAGTGTAGGTTCGTCGAAATACCTGAGTGCTGATGGTCTAATCGACCTATCTCTTGCGAACGCCTATGGGCGTCGCACTAGACGGGTCGTTAGGGTCGACCATTCGAAGATCACCACGGATCCGTTTATCAGTACGCAGAATGTCAAGGTCGGTATGAGTGTTTATACCGTCTTCGATCTTCCGCCCGCTGGTTATACGAATGCCGAGGCGTTGGCAGTCTATACTGGATTTAAAACCCAGTTGGCTGCATCTTCGGACTTGGTCATCACCAAGTTGCTTGGTGGTGAGTCCTGAGAGAGGGGGGCCCCCGTTTTCTAACGGTGACCCTCCACATGTGCGCTCTCCTTTAGGACGACGTCCTAAGGGTAAACGGACATATCTCGGACGAGATAGCCTCGATGGGGTGGGTAGGAGCTTAAAATCTCCCCCCGACTCCAGTGACATGTCCCAGCGTTTCTCACGCCGGGTCAAGCCATACAAGCGTCGTCGGGCCTCATATGATTATATGGGTCTGATCGCGCTTGTCATTGCTATCTCCCTCGGTCTGTTCGGCACGCTCTGGTGGGTGGCCCTATTCCTTTATTTTATAAAGGATCAGGTCATCCGCTAGAGCTAAACCGAACTGGCTCAGCTGTTATTAGGCTAAGGAAAGTTCACCTCTATTTAAGGAGGGGCTTTGAAAAGCCTAATATCGCTCTGGTTAAAACTCGCCGATGAGATGGCGAGTGAGTTGCACACTAGCGCCGCCATGGACAGTAAAACTGTCCAAGCGCGTGTCAAACATGAGGGGTTATCGTTTCTCACGATAACCCTACCTGCCTACGGAAAAGGCTTTGAACTAAGCCTCGACCAAGGGCAAGTTGACCGCAGTCTGTTCTGCTTTTGTGGCAGAACAGGAGGTCTCCCGACATTTTTGTCAGGTTTCCTCGGTCATGTGTTTGACACCTCTAGTGGTGTCCTGTTGGACACTCCGGATACGTACGCAATTCAATGCATCCGTCAGCTAACGCTGATGTTTGCAAAGATTGACCTTCCTTGCAGCGATGCAAGGACGGCCGATGCGATGTCCGGATATGTCCAATGTGAGAAGGAAATGGCCAGCATTCAAAACAGCTGGGATCCTCGTTTACTTGAGGATTTCCAGCGCGTTGCGATGCTGCTGTTTAGGGACACATTCTCCTACATAGATCGTAAGATCTATGATGGGGAAGTCGTTCCTAAGCACGGTCCAGGTGCTACTGCAGATGGACTTCTTGGAAACAAGAAGTACACTCAGCGCATCTGGACTGATCGTCTGGAAAAGTATTTCCCAGCAGGGGAATACTTGTTTCCATCATGGAAGCATTATAGCTTCGATGAAGACGATGTCCATTTCCTCGAACCCGACGCTGAGATTCCTGTTAAGGTTATCTCAGTGCCTAAAACACAGAAAACGCCACGCATCATCGCTATGGAGCCTACTGCTGTACAATATGTACAGCAGGGTCTCCTTGAGGTGATGTTGGAAGGTATCCGCAAGGTTGACTTCTTGCGAGCCTTTCTCGGCTTCGATGACCAAGAGCCTAACCAGCTCATGGCCAAAGAAGGATCCCTTAACGGGGAACTTGCTACACTCGACTTGAGTGAAGCATCCGATCGCGTTTCCTATCAGCTCGTACGGAAGATGATGCAACGATTTCCTCATTTGCGTGAGGGTATCGATGCCACTCGCTCCCGGAAGGCTGATGTACCTGGAGAAGGGATTATTTCCCTCTCTAAGTACGCGTCTATGGGTTCAGCTCTCTGTTTTCCAATCGAGGCAATGGTCTTTCTGACCATTATCTTTCTTGGAATTGAAAGAGAACTCAGGACATCCCTTGACCGAAAAACGATTAAATCGTTTCTCGGTAGGGTGCGTGTCTACGGAGATGATATTATCATCCCCGTAGAATATGT